GATGATCGTCGTGTTGCCAGGGGTGAACATCCACCAGGGGAGCAACCGTGGCTGGTATCGACAAATCTGATCGCTGCAATTCTGGAAGTCTTGGCTGCGTTCTTGTATGCCAAAAACCCTGATATTTCTACTCGACCCTCTCAATCTGTCAATCGGGCATTAATCACTCAATATCGTGCTGTAGCTGAAACCCTGGAGATTATGGTGTCCAGGATGCTGCATGATGCTGGCCTGAAATTCACTGCGAAACGCTGGGTTCGTGCATCGATGACTGTTGGTGTCAGTTGGCTCAAAGCAGCTATGCAGACACGCACTGAGCGCGATCCAGTGATGGAAAAACAAATCAATGATCTGAAGCAGAACCTAACAAGAATGGAAGCCTTAAAATCGAAATTAGAGGATGGTGAAACCGACGATAACGATTCCACAATGGCAGAGATTCGGTCACAACTTATCGCTCTTGAAGGTCAAATGGAGCGCCAAGTGGCTGAAGGTTTAGTAATCGATCTGATGGCTCCGGAAGATGTAATCGTTTCGCCGGAATGTGGGGAGATTGAGAACTACCTAAACGCTCCCTGGATCGCCTTTGATATGTACAAAGACCTGGATGCAGCGATTGAGATTACGGGCTGGAAAGCAGAAGAACTAAAATCAGCCAATCTGTATACGCAGCGTCCTCGCAAGGGCGAAGAAGACGAAGACGGAGCCAGTGCGATCAATGCAACACAGTGGGTTGACCTGGACAATGAAGAAGGCGAACGTGCTGAGAGTGTAGAAGGGTTCTATCGCATTACCGAAATATGGTCGCTCAAAGATGGGGTTGTTTATACCTTCATCGAAGGCATCAATAAGCGGTGGGCGAGACAGCCATACGCGCCCAGGACCGGATCGAGGTTCTTCCCGAACTTCATGCTGGCATTTCACCCCATTGACGGAGATCGTTGGCCGCAATCGGATGTGTACCAGTTAAAAGGGCTTCAGGAGGAATACAACCGGACACGCTCAAATTATGCACTGCATAGAATGAGGGCAATTCCTGGGATGTTGTTTGATGAATCCACGATCACTCCCGAGTCGGTGAAGAAACTGGCTGGTTCTGAAATTCAGGAATATACGGGGATCAAAACCAACAAGCCTGGGACTCCGCTGGCTAATTCCATCATCGAGAAACGATACAATCAGGTCGATGCAGGGCTATATAACACTGAAGTCATCTTGCAGGAAATGGAAAAGGTTTCCGGAGCGCAGGATGCGATGCAAGGTGGTGTCCAGGTAGAGAAAACAGCGACAGAAGCGCAGATCATGGAGTCGGGTCGTGGTGCCAGGACTGGCGCGAGGCTGGATATACTTGAATCCTCACTGACTGAATTGGCTGAATATGCAACCCAGCTTACGTTGCTGACGATGGATGGCGCTGATGCGATGCGCTATGCGGGTCCGGAGGCTGTATGGGTCGATATGTCTGCTGATGATGCGCTGACTCTGTTCAACATTGACATCAAGGCTGGCAGCACTGGCAAACCAAAAGCACTGGCTGACCGTGAATCCTGGGGTACTCTGATGCCACTGATCGAAGGCATGATTGACCGTGTTGGAAACGCGAGAATGATGGGCCAGGAATGGGCGGCAAAACCCTGGATCGAATTACTGACTGAATCTAGCAAACGTCTGGATGATCCGCTGGAAGTTGAGAAATTCCTGCCTGAAGTGCCGGATGAAGTTGTCCAGGCGAATATGAACAAGCAGCCATCTGAGGATGAAGTGGCTGAAACAGAGAACACCAAGGCTGATACGTCGAAGAAAGAAGCCGATACGATTAAGAGTTTAGCAGAGGCGCTAGAAAAGCAGCCGTTATTCGCTAAAAACGCAATACAAGCGCAAGGGATGAAAGCAGCACAAGAGCAGGGATCGCAACCACCCCCACCACAAAATGAGATTAACTAATGATTGAACCAGAAGCAGCGCCGATTGAAGAAGAAGAACCACTTGATATTCCGGTTGAGGAAATTGCTGATGCCATCGATGAAGAACTGGCAGCAGCGGCTCTTGACCTGGAACCACCGCAGGAGCCAGCAGCGGAGGATACTGATGACCCTGTGCCAGAGGTTGAGGAGGAAAAAGTAGATGAGCCAGAAGGAAAACCAGATGATGCTGATGCCGAGGTACAAGTACCTGCCGCTGATGCTGAAGCCAAAACCGCTACACCTGACGATGACAAGCCACCCGAAGAAAAGCCTTCTGACGAATTTGGAGCCTTGGAGGAAGGTACTCCAGAGAGGACGCGAGAAAGATTTGAAGCGGTAAAAGACAAATACGATGCGCTGACAACAGAGCGCGACAGTCTCATCGAAGAACGTGACGCTGTAAAGGCTGAGTCTGATCAGTGGGTGAAAGCCATTACGGAAACAGGTACGAATCCTGATCAGTTTGGCATGTCTCTTGAATACCTAACCTTGGTCAATAGCAGCAAGCCGGAAGACTTGGCGAAGGCTTATGGCATCATGGAAGGTGAATTGCAGGAGTTGGGCAAGGTGCTGGGCAAGGCTGCGCCAGGACTCAATCCACTCAATGACCATCTGGACCTGAAGCAGAAGGTTGACGATGGCATGATGGAAGAAGCCGATGCAATGGAAGTTGTCCAGGCCAGGGCAGCACTCAAATTTAACCAATCAACACAGGCTGCTGCGGCTGCACAAAATACCCAGGAAACGGTTCACTCAAATGCACTTGAAGAAGTGAGGCAGCTTGGTATCGATTTGAAGGCGCGTGATCCAAATTTTGAGGCTAAAGTCCAAATGCTCACGCCAATCATCGAAAGCGTAGTTTCATCCGGAGCATCACCCGATAAATGGAAGTCCATGATCGAGCAGACTTACGCAAAGATTCCAGAACCAATGTTTGCTGCGCCGGCACCACCAGCGCCGAACGCACCGAACCCGATCAGACCTACAGGAACTAGCCCTTCAGGGGGTCATTTAGAGAAAGAACCTGGGTCAACGCTTGAAGCCGTATCAGCGGCGCTTGAGCGTGGTTACTGATTGTGGCATCATTAGCCCACACGCTTTAGCAGTATGCGGGTGTCGCGCCCCGTAGCATAGTTTGAGAAGTCATGCCCCTCAAAAGCGGTGAAGATGGATTTTTCACTTACTTTTGAGAGGATACAACAATGCCTTTTACTGCTGAACAGATCAGCTATGCTGGCAAAGCGGCGATTGACTATATCGTCCGCAAGAAGCCAGAAGACCTGTACAACACTGAACGACCTCTGTTGAACCTGCTCCAAAAGGGAAAGAAGCCTTTCCCTGGCGCGAAGCAGTACATCAATGAGAAGTTGCGTACCGCGAACGATGCGAATTTTCAGTGGTTTGGACCGGACGAACAGGTTGACTATAATCGAAAGCGGACGCTGGATGAAGCGAATTTCGCATGGGGTTCTGCCCATGACGGTTTTGCTCTGACAGAAGAAGAATTGCTCCAGAATTACATCACTGTCACCGATGACCGCAATGCTGCGGCAACGACCAGTGAAAAGCATCAATTCATCAATCTGATGAAGGAAAACACTGAAACCCTGATGTTGGGCTTCAAAGAGAAGTTCGATTACGATCTTCACCTTGATGGCACTCAGGACGCTGACGCAATTCCAGGTTTGGATGCGTTCGTTCCGGTTGATCCGACTGCTGGCACGATTGGCGGTATTGATCGCTCTGTCGCTGCAAATGCGTTTTTCCGGAGTAATGTGTCTCTGGATTCAAGCATTGCAAATCTCCTGGGTGTTCTTGAAACCCAATGGAGAACATGCACTCGCATCGGTGGCAACTCTCCAAACGTCATGCTTGCAGGTAGTGTCTTCATTGACGCATACCGCGCTGCAATCAAGGCTGACCAAACCCAGCAGGTTATGGTTCCGCAGAAGGGTGGTTACACTCTGGATGGCGGCAACACTGGTCTGTTCTACAAGGGCATCCCGATCATTTGGGATATGGTCACTGACGATCTGGAAGCGGCTCTTAGCCCAACCCAGCAGTGGGATTCCAGGTGCTACATGCTCAACACTCGATTCATCAAGTTACGTCCGGCACAGGGTCAAGACATGGTTGTTCGTAGACCTCCGAGAGCCTATGACAGATATACCCATTATTGGGGTCTGACATGGCGTGGCGCTATGACGATCACTCGTCCGAGCGCGATGAGTCTCATCACTGTAACTGGCTCATAAGGAGGACATGATATGTCTGCTAAAACTGTAGTTCTCTTGGCGGCTGGAACCGCTGCAACTGCTGGTGACAAAGCCGTTGTCACAATGTCGAATAACACACCTTTCCTCCCTGGACGCAAGGCAAGAGCAGTGTTCATCGGGACGGGTAGTGGAACAGCACCCGCTTACAACATCGATGGTTCACACGACAACTCAACGTGGGTTTCTGATGTTTGTGACGCTGCTGTTGTCTTTCCTTCAGGTGCAGTCGAATGTACATGCTACGAGTACATGCGTGTGACCGTAACGACTGCTGCCGGAACCGCTGGTACGCTCGGCGTTCATCTGGAGGGACTCGGTTAATGAAAATCACTGTACAGAATCTCATCGTTGATAGGGATATGGTTCTCAAGCCACACCAACAAGTATGGCCCTGGGAAGTTCCTGTTCTTCAGGAAAAATTCGGTGAGAGCAAAGTACGGTTGATGGACACAGCCGAAACCGAAAGAAACGAACTGCCCAATCCTGGTGAGGAATTCATGCGACTTGCAGCCTCTCACAATGTTGATAGCGGTAAGGGTGGAACCAATCGCCCTTATGTCGAACTGGCCTATGGTCGGGGACGTTCTGGAATTGAAGAACTCGGCAAAGCTATCAAACGTGCTGCTGCGAAGAAGCGTGTAACGAAGGCAAAAGCCAAACCAGTTGTAGCCAAACCAAAAGTTGAAGCCAAGGTGCCAAAAGCACCAAAAGCTGAAGCTAAGGCAGAAGCCGATCCTTTGGGTATGTAATGGTCTGACAAAAGGGGAGCAGGAAACTGCTCCCCTGGTTGGGAGGCTCTAATGGCAATTGGCACAAACGGGCCACCCGTACTAAACGGATCAGCCTATGTTTATCCTGAAAAAACTCTTGCTCAGTTAAAAAGAAAACTGCTTTTCAAGTTAGGCTATGCAGCCCAGGCGGATAATCCGCCACCTGGGATGGACGAATTGCTGGCTTACTTTCTTCAGGACGCAAACGAACAGCTTTATCAGCGATACACCACTCTAAGACAGAAGCGGTGGTGGACAATCGCAATCACCCAGGGGAATCGGTTTTACGACATTCCCTATGATGGTGCATATCTTGAAACAATGGATATTGCCATCGTCAATGGCTCTCCAGATACATTAACCACGGTTGGCGGTAATTTCACTACCGCTGGATTTACTGATGGGATGCGAATCAATATCAGTGGCTCTGCTGCTGACGATGGTTATCACACGATTGCTACGGCAGGAACAACTACAGCGACACTTAGCACCAACACTACCGTAACGGGTGAAGTCGCTGGAGGTAAAATCAGAGTAGCCGAAGACTCATTCGTCAATCTCGATCTGCGAGAAATAGTCTATGCAGGACTGCTGGACGGAACGATCTGGAACGACATGATTCCAGGGATCGATCCTCTCCTGTTCAATATCGACAGCCAGCAACGTCCCACAAATTACCAGATCAGGGAATACGTTGAAGTGTTTCCGGAGCCTGATAAGGCATATACCCTGTATTTGGCAGGGCGATCAGCACTGAAGCCATTTACGGCTGATGCTCATTACGCCAGCGTCGATCCGATGGTGGTCTATCTGCAAGCCCTGGCTGAATCCAAAGCCCATTATGGGCAGCGTGATGCACAGGTTTATTTCCAAAGGCTAGAGGGGATGTTGGGTGACTTAAACGCAGACTCTTTCGGGGTTGAACGGTTTATACCCACTCCGAAATCGCATCTTCCGGCGAGTCCTTATCCGGAAGTAACAGGAACAGGGTGGAGTAGATAATGAAGGACACAGAAAAAGAAGTCTATATGGCGGCTTTTAGTAAGTCGAAAGCTGGAAGCTATGATGGGCGAAAAGCCGAGGCACAAGCGGCTGTTGATGCACACAAGAATAATGCCAAAGGCGCTATAAAAGCCGTAGAAAAAGGTATCAAAGAAGGCACTCTCTCCGAAAGGATTGCTGCCCGTAGAGCGCGTATGGATAAGGAAATTGACGGTTAATGAGTCGAATCCAGCCACTCTCTACAGCAAATGCAGGAATGACCCGTTTGCGGTCAAAGGGCAATGCTGCGCCTGGAACACTGTATGACCTCCTGAATGGGTATATCACGCTGGCCGGAACGATCAGGCCGCGCCCTGGCACTCAGACGGATATTGTTTTACCGACTGACACCAAGGGAATGACAGCGCACAGGTGTCGTATCTATGTGTTTAGTCATACGCCACAGGTGACATCGAATCCGGACAAGTACGTTGTCGCCACGATTCGCCACCCGACTGATCCGACGATCAAGCTGGAACAAATCCACTTCCAGGCTCCATTTATGGGGTTCTTGTACGTTGCGGCTGAATTTGAGGATGGCAATACATGGCACTACTGGCTGGAAGAACTGGATGCCTGGAGTGCCAATACAGACTATAAGATTGGTGATCGGGTATTTGCCACGACAGAGAATGGATACGCTTATAAGGCTACTCGTCCTGGCTCTCCGAATGTCGCATGGGCAGAAGGTGTCGCCAGAACTCTTGGTGATGTGATTGAGCCGACTGTTTATAACGGCTACAAGTACACAGTCATCGACACAACGGGCGATAGCCCAGCATCAGGAACCGTGGAACCGGATTGGCCTACTGAGTCTGGAGCGCAGATCATTGAATACGCTCATGGTGAGGATTCCAACACTGTAGAGAATACAGTCGTTGATCCTGATCCTGATGCAGGGACGATTCCGGATCGTTACATTAATCCTGCTGGTGGGTGGATTGGCCCATACGGATATAATCCTGGCGCGAATAAGTATCCATAATGGCTATTTCAAAGTGGCAACCAGGGTTTCTATACATTCCAGGCTCACTGGTTATTCCGTCATCCGTTGCTGGTGCAACTCCGACTCTTATTCCCAATGCTGATTTTGAGAGTGGGGATACGGATTGGACAAAAGGCACTGGCTGGGCAATCAACAGCAATGCCTTCTTTGCTGGTGCAATAGCGGCGGAATACTCGGGTCCAGGTGCGGCTACCATTATCTCCAGCACGAAACATGCGATAGAACCTGGGAAATCAATTACGGCAAGTTGCTTTGTATCTCAGGGCGCGTCTGAAGACGATCAGGCCAATGCTGCAATTATCCTGCGCTGGTATGACAGTTTGGATGCTTTTATCTCAGACTCTACCGGAAACTCAGTTGCTTCTGGAGAAGTAGGGGTATGGCGTAAATCCTCTGTTTCAGCCGTTGCTCCACCAGGATCAGCGAAGGTATCCATTGGAGCCTATGCGTACAACGATTGGGCGGCTCTGTACGTTGATACATTTGCGTGGAACTATGTGACAGGTGCGGCAGCAGCGGCATTGGCTTACGAGGCTACACAGACGGAAGCTGGCTACAGTTCACACACGGAACCAGTTTGGCCTACCGTTATTGGTAATACGGTTGTCGATAAAGACATAACATGGACAGCCGTTGAAGTTGATTCTGTAACCTGGGAGGCATCCAGTGTTCTGACCAGTGGGTCTAGCGAACCAACATGGCCGACAGGTCCAGGAGACTACATTTCTGATAACAATATCGCATGGGAAACGACTCCTCTGCGGATCGAAGATGAAAACTGCCCACACACTAAAGTCGTGGCGATTGCAGCCAGTAAAGTATTCGCTGGTGATGTCGATATTACAAGGTTCTGCGCTACCTTAAATGCGCGTGATTGGTCATCAGAAGATGATGCGGGGTTCTTACCAACAGGCTTACAACAGAAGTCTCAGGTTGGGGTAGAGGCAATGGGTGTCTACCGTGGGAATCTCGCAATCTGGAGTGGTAGTACGTTTCAGGTATGGCAGGTTGATCCTGATCCTGCTGCGATGGCACTGTTAGACGCAATGGAAGGTATCGGCAGTATGCACCAGCAGGCGGTTCAACCTGTCTCTGATGACTTGTTTTTCCTTGCGGCTCTTGGTGTCCGCACCGTGAGTATAGCTGAAGGCGCGAACAATCTGGCATCCGGTGATGTTGGAGTACCAATCGACACGCTGGTTCAAGCTGAAGCAAATTATGTGGATGTAGAACCGATTGCCAGTTATTACCCTTCTGGGGGGCAGTATTGGCTGGCGTTCCGGCCCAAGACTATTATTGCTGCGGTCCTGGCAGGGCAATTCCTGTTGACCAGTCCGATCTATCCGATTGAAGGAACGGATTCATTGGCGTGGGGGACAAGCGTAGTCGGAGCGTCATTAGCACCTTTTGATCCTGAAAACGTAACTACTGACCTTGTTCCTCAGTCGATAACTATTGATAACATACTGATTGATGGCTCTGTACCTGAAGAAAACGTAACTACTGACCTTGTTCCTCAGTTAATAACCATTGACACTATATTGCTTTCAGGTTCGGTGCCTGAAGAAAACGTAACTATGGATTTTGTTCCACAATCAATAGAGGTCGATGGCATCCTTGTCACGCATGATAATCCGGCTGATACGGGATTGGATTGGTCTACCGTAGTCATATCAGCAACCCTCACATGAGCATACGCTTACCAATGAAAATTCCGATTCGGGGCTTTATGCGCTTACGGGTTGGAAATGATAAAACTGGCGTTCGGTTTGATACTGGATGGTTTGAAAACATAGTGGTCAATAACGGACTTGATAACTTACCTGTTCAAACCGACTGCCTTGCTTGGTTTCATGTTGGAACGTCAACAACTCCCCCGACTGAAAGTGGCACATGGGTAAATAATTGGGTAGCAAGCACGAACGTAATACGATCTGACGAAAATGGTTGCACTACTGGAACACCCTTTTATGGCTGGCGCAGAGTAACCAGACGGTTTGCTGCTGGTGACGCTACAGGCAATCTTAATGAAGCGGCTGTTGGCTGGTCTGCTACTACAGGAACGGCATTTGCTCATCAGTTGATTAAAGATGGTGATGGAAATCAGATCACGATTACTGTATTGCCTGATGAATGGTTGGATTTTAGTTATGAACTTCGCTACATAGTACCTATCGTTGACTGGACGGGTGTTATAGATATAGATGGCGATGATTACAATGTAATAGCCAGGGCTGCAAGCTGCACATCAACGTATTGGTGGTCACAGTCTATTGGCAAGCAATATGTAATAGATGTGCAGTATGAGTCATACCACAGGGCATATTCTGGAACCCTTGGGCCGATTACCGGAGAGCCAACAGGGAACGGTGGAACGGGTACAAAAACTGGCGCAAATGGTACATATACGCCAGGGAATTACTATCGGGATTTTACGTTATCTGCGTCACCAGCAGAATGGAATGTCGGAGGAATACGCAGTCTTGTTTTAAGTTGTAAGGGGAATAGATGGCAGTATGAATTTGCAAAGGTTTCTGATGGAACAACAATTCCAAAAACATCAGGTAGTCCAATGACGATCACATATAGAGTTTCATGGATGAGAGCATGAATAGAATTAATGTTGGAATGGGTGTATCAGGTCGTTATCGCGCCATTTTGCGTGATGGTAAGACAGAAGAAATTATTGAGGATACCGGATGGTTCGATAATCTGGTTACAAACCGTGGGCTATATAATCTTAGGGATCAGAGTCAGGGTTTCGGTGGTAGTTGCACTATTGGCTCTGGGACTACTGCTCCGGCTTTCACCGATATAAATTTGGAAACGCCACTAGGGACGTATGACAATACTAAGCAAACGCTCACTGGATTCTATGACGGTGCAACTAAATATTGGTGGAGGCAGCTTAGGTATCGGTGGCTTGAAGGCGAGTCAACCGGAACTGTTGCGGAAGTGGGTATGTCACCAAATAGCGGGGTAGGTGGTGGCAATTTGCTTAGTTCCCGCGCACTTCTACCTACTCCAATTGTAAAGGGCGCAGACCAGATATTAGACATCTGGCATGAGCGCAGGCTCTATCCCACTATAACTGACCAGACAGGAACATTGCTTGTTAATGGCGTTAGCTATAACTATACAGTGCGTCCTGCATACATCAACTCCAATAATTGGACAGCCTATCTTTCCAGGGAAAGAGTGTCTGGAGGTTATCAGTACACCTATGACAATGTTATAGATACGATATACGACAGGCCCACCGGAAATGCCGACTCGACATCGATGGCTACAGATGGCACAGGGCAAAACAGCGTTCATATAACAGCAGTCGGAACTTATTGGAATGAATCACTGATGGAATGGGGTTT